TGCAGTACGTTGGCATGCTCCTCAAGGAAGAATCGGGCGAAGGCCCACAAGAGCAAGCCACCGAAGGGCCGGAGGCTTATGGCCAGATGTGGCAGCAAGAAGCCCAAAAGCGTCAACCCCAACCTGGCCTGATGGCCTAACTCAAGGAGCTAACCATGCAACAGTATTCCAACCCCGAATCCCGCAACACCATGCGCGCCGCAGGCAACCCCATGAAAACCGGCGCAGCCATTGGCGGTGGCGGCAATCAGACCCAAGGCGCTGGCCAAATCCCTGGCAAGGTGTCCGTTCCCATGCCTGGCACAGACACCACGCAGCCCGCTTTTAAGGGCGGCATGGCCAAAGCTCCCGCCGGTTTTAACAACGGCATCATCCCTGGGAAAATTTAAATGAAGCCCGGCTTGTACGCCAACATCCAGGCAAAACGTGCCAGGATTGCTGCTGGCTCGAAAGAGCGCATGCGCAAGCCGGGTGCCAAGGGCGCGCCAACAGCTGACGACTTCAAGGAGTCTGCGAAGACTGCCAAGAAGGGCATCATCAGCAAGGCCATGCAATGAAGACACCGGCTTGGCAACGCAAAGAAGGCAAGAACCCTGCGGGGGGCTTGAATGCCAAGGGGCGCGCCAGCGCAAAGGCTGAGGGCATGAACCTCAAGGCCCCGGTCAAATCTGGCGACAATCCACGGCGCGCGAGCTTCTTGGCCAGGATGGGCAACATGCCCGGACCTGAGCGCAAGGGCGGCGAGCCAACCCGTTTGCTCAAGAGCCTCAACGCCTGGGGCGCATCAAGCAAAGCAGACGCCAAGGCAAAGGCCCAAGCGATCAGTGGTCGAAACAAACAGGGCCTAGTGCGGAAAGCGATGAAGGGCTGACATGGGAGCAACAAAGAACGGGGCAAAGCGCCTGGCTGAGCTGGCCGGTGCGCCGCCCAAAATGGCCACCGTAGATGATTTGCAAGCTGCCGGGGTTCCGCACGCCAGTGCTCACGCCAAACAACGCAGCAGCAAGAAGCCAATGGGCATCAACCTCAAGGCCGTGGCCGAAGCCCTGGTCGACGCAGGCATGGACCCAGCGGTGGAGATCATCAACATCCTGCAAAAGCAGGTGCCGGTTCGTGACGTGAACGGCAAGCCGCGCGTGGACCCCACCACCAAAAAGCCGCTAATGGCCGACGCCATCGACGCAGACACCAAGCTGCGCATGCTCAACGAGATGCTGCAATACACGCAACCCAAGCTCAAGTCCGTCGAGATGAAAGTCTCTGGCCAGCTTGAGCTGACCAACGAACAGCTGGACAGCCGCTTGACCATGCTGCTATCGAGGGCTGTCAGCAAATGAAGATTGACGACCTGGACCTCAGCAAGCTCAACCTCAGCTCCTTGACGCATGAGGAAAAGGTGCAGGTCTACGAGTTGTTGCGTTTGCGGGACATTCGCGCCAAGCGCAATCGCCTTGCCGCTTACAAGCCCTATGTCAAGCAGGTCGAATTCCACGCTGCCGGTTCGTCGTTCCGTGAACGCTTGTTCATGGCAGGCAACCAGCTTGGCAAGACCTGGGCTGGCGCGTTTGAGACCGCCATGCACTTGACCGGCCGATACCCCAGCTGGTGGACCGGCACCCGATTCCCTTACGCTATCCGCGCAATGGTCGGGTCCGAGTCTGCCGAGCTGACCCGCAAGGGCGTGCAGCGTTTGCTGCTTGGCCCGCCTGAAATGCGCGACGAATGGGGCACCGGCTCGATACCTTATGAGTGCATCCGCGACACGAGCATGAAGCAAGGCGTGCCGGACGCAGTGTCCAGCGTTGTCGTGCGCCACGAGTGTGGCGAAGACAGCGTGATCCAATTCAACTCATACGACCAAGGCCGCACCAAGTGGCAGGCCGACACGGTCAATTGGGTGTGGTTCGACGAGGAGCCGCCGCTTGGCGTTTACTCTGAGGGCCTGACCCGCACCCAGGCTGTGGGCGGCCAGGTGTGCGTGACCTTCACGCCATTGCTCGGCATGTCCGAAGTGGTCAAGCGGTTTCTGATCGAGAAGCCCGTAGGCACCAACGTCATCAACATGACGATCAACGACGCCGAGCACTACACGCCCGAGCAACGCGAAGCCATCATCAACGCATACCCTGAGCACGAGCGCGATGCCCGAGCCAAGGGTGTTCCAATCTTGGGCAGCGGCCGCGTGTTCCCGGTTGCCGAGGACGCGATCAAGGCCAAGCCATTCCCCGTCCCGCCACATTGGCCACGGATCGTGGGCATTGACTTTGGCTGGGGCCACCCAACCGCCGTGGTCTGGCTGGCATGGGACCGCGATGCCGACACGCTTTACGTGACCGACTGCTACCGGATGAAGGAGGCCAGCGTGGCCATCCACGCTGCCGCGATCAGGGCGCGAGGCGAGTGGTGCCCAGTGGCCTGGCCGCATGACGGCTTGCAGCACGATAAGGGCTCAGGCGAACAGCTGGCCAAACAGTACAAGGACCAGGGCGTCAACATGATGATCGACCGTGCCACGTTTGAGGACGGCAGCAACGGCTTGGAGGCCGGTGTGGCCGAGATGCTCACGCGCATGCAGACCATGCGCTTGAAGGTCTTCTCCCACCTGGAAGAGTGGTTCGAGGAGTTCCGCCTGTACCACCGCAAAGACGGCATCATCGTGAAGCTCAACGACGACATCTTGTCGGCCACGCGATACGCCATGATGATGCGCCGCAAAGCCAAAACGCAGGAAGAGGCCGAGACGCGCCTTCGCGGCAATCGCATGCCCAACGTCCCAGCGTTTGACGTATTCGACCAAGTAGCCGGGTATTGACCCGCAACAACAGGAAAATCCCATGCAAGCTCAACCCCAGCAAATCGATGTTGAAGTAGAAGTTGTAGACGAAGCCGATCAACGCCGGAAGGTCGAAGAGCGTTTGCAGGCTTTTGGCTACAACATGGCTCAACAGCGCGATGAGTGGATTCGCCTCCGTTACAGCTACGGCGTCGACAAGCGTTGGCTCGAAGACGAGGACCAATACAACGCCAAGGACAACATTGCCAAGCAGGCCAGCCAGATGATGACTTCGGTGGAGCAGGGATACCCGGTCACGACGCAAGGTGCTAAGCCCCACCGTTCCACGGTCTACATTGGCTTAACCCGTCAAAAGACCAACGCAGCCGAGGCCCGCCTGGCTGACATCTTGTTGCCCACGGACGACCGCAACTGGGGCATTCAGCCTACGCCCAAACCCGATGTCATGGGCGCAAGCCGTGACGACCGCATGGCCGCAGACCGCGATACTGGCCAGCCAATGATGAACCCGGAGACCCAAGAGCCGCTGAGCATGAAGGACATCGCCCGAGCTGCCATGCAGGTGGCGCGCGAAAAAGCCAAGGCCATGCAGACCGAGATGGATGACCAGCTGGTTGAGTGCGACTACAACGCCGAAGTGCGCAAGATGCTGCACAACTCAGCTCGCCTGGGCACCGGAGTGATCAAAGGCCCAGTGGTCACCAGCCGCACACGCAAAGCCTGGCAGCCATACAAGGACATGCAGGGCAACCAAATCCACCAGATCGAGATCGTGCAGGAAATGAGCCCTGCCTCGTTCAGCGTCGACCCACGCAACTGTTGGCCTGACCCAGGCTGCGGGGACAACGTCCACGCAGGCAAGGGGCTGTACGAGCGCGAGCGCATCACGGTGCGCCAGGTCCGTGACCTTGCCAAGCAGCCAGGGTTTATGAAGAACCAGCTTCGCAAGGTGTTGGAAGAAGGCCCCAAGAAGTCGGCCACCTTCCAAGAGCTAAAAGACGAAGACCAGCGCGACCTGGCCCGCGATACCTACGAGATGTGGACGTACTGGGGCGAGGTCGACCACGAGGACCTCGAAGCCGCGGGCGTCAATGTTGGTGACAAGGACGAGCTGCGCACCTTGAGCGCATGCGTGGTGATGATCAACAGCACCATCGTCAAGGCTTACGTCAACCCCCTGGACGGCGGCGACATCCCCTACGACTTCTTCGTTTGGGAGAAGGTCTCCGACAGCGTGTGGGGATACGGCATTCCATACCTCATGCGCGCCCAGCAGCGGGTGCTCAATGCGGCATGGCGTCAGATGATGGACAACGCTGGCGTCAGCTCAGGCCCTCAGATCATCGTCAAGGCTGGCTCGATCCAGCCTGCCGACAAGCAATGGCAGCTCTCAGCTCGAAAGATTTGGTGGGCCACCGACGACGTGGACGACGTGCGCAAAGCCTTCACCGCTGTCGAATTCAACAGCTACCAAGGCGAGCTGGCCAACATCATCAAGATGGCCATGGAGCTGGCAGACCAAGAGACCGGCGTGCCCATGATCACCCAGGGCGAGAAGGGTGCAGCGCCAGATACTGTCGGTGGCATGCAGATGCTGATGAACAGCGCCAACGTGGTGCTGCGCCGGATCGTCAAACAGTTTGATGACATGGTCACCAAGCCGCACATCCGCCGGTACTACGACTACAACATGCTGTACAACGAGAACGAAGAGATCAAGGGCGACTTCACCGTTAACGCTCGCGGCTCGTCTGCCTTGTTGGTGCGCGACATCCAGAACCAGGCGTTCTTGAACCTGCTTGCGGCCGGGGCCAACCCGGTCTATGGCGTTTACCTGGACACCCAGAAGCTGTTTGAGAAGGCGCTGCAAGCCCAGCACATTGACCCGGCCGAAGTCTTCAAGTCCGAGGAAGAACTCGAAAAAATCAAAGAGCAGCAGCAACAGCCCCAGGCTCAGCAGGCCGATCCCCGCATCGAGGCAGCCAAGATTCGTGCCGAGTCGGACAAGGTCCGTGTGGAGGCCCAGAACCAGGGCGACATGGCCGAGCTGCAAACACGCGAGAAGCTGGCCGAGCTGAGTTACCAGCAACGCATGGAGGAGCTGGCCATGCAGCGCGAGATCGAGATGCTGAAGATGGCCAACGTCCAGAACCTTACACTCGAACAGATCAAGGCCAAGCTGGCCGATACCGCAATGCGCGAGCGGGGCAAGAAGGAAATCTACGCCGCCGAGCAGAATTTGAAAATGACCACGGGTTCAGGCATCTGACCCAACCACTGAAAGGGAATTACCATGGCATCAATCAGCGCAACCGTTAGCCGCGACACCGCTCCCGGCGCAGTCATCGTCACTTGGGCATTAGGCATTGCAGACAGCGGCTTGGGGTACCAGCTCAGTTCTGCGTCGGACTTGACTTGCCACACGTTTGGCACGTTTGGCTCAGCGACAATCACTTGGCAGGGATCGAGCGACGGCACCAATTGGCATGCCATGACGCAAAAGGGCGGCACGGCCAACATGGCCTACACCACGACTGGCAACCACAGTCCCAACGAAATGCCCCCGTTTATCCGCCCAATCTCGGCGGGCGGCACTGGGACCGCCATCACCGCGTCCTTGTGCATCTACCCCCGCTGGCACAAAAATCAGTTCTAAAAATGGGCCTTGCGCATCGACCCCTGTTTGGCATAGAATCTTGACAGGGACCCCGCGTCCAAAATAACTCAAGCCAGGCACTGACCTGGCTTTTTGATGGCATGAACGATTTCACCTCTCCAACCTGGCACCTGCTGCGCAAATGGGCTGAGACCCAGCTCGAAAGCGCGCGTGTCAAAAACGATGCCGTCGGACTCTCCGACACTGAGACGGCTGCGTTGAGGGGCGAGATTAGGATGCTCAAAAGATTTCTCGACTTGCCGCAAGCGGCAACTCGGGGTGTGGTGGTTGAGTCGGATGAATAATCCCGCTTGGCCTTTTGAGTGGACCGCCTTCGGGCGGTTTTTTATTGGAGAACAAAGTGGAAGAAACCCAACTGTCTCAGGCTGAGACACAGAAACTCTGGAACGAAGAAGCTGCAAAGTTAGATGTCGGTGAATCCTCACCCGCATTTGAAGCTCAAAGCATTGCGCCGGAAACGCCGCAAGAATCTGAAATCCAGATTGCATCTCAACCTGAATCGGTGGCTGATCCACTGGCGGGCCTACCGGAAGAAGTGAAGCAAGCCTTGGGCAAGATCACTCAACTGGAGCAAGCCAATTCTCAACTGCTGCACCATCTTAAAACGACCGAGGGTCGCGTGGCAGCGATGCAACGAGAAGCCCAGCAGGCACGTCAAGCGGCAACGCAAGACGCGCCTACGCAGACGGCTATCGCCAGCGCCGCCAAGAACCCCGAGAAGTGGGAGCAGCTCAAGCAGGATTTCCCAGAGTGGGCCGGTGCGATGGAGGAATACGTCGGCGTTAAGCTCAGCAACATGCAACAGCCAAACGCTGTCCAGGCTACTCATGTCGTGGACTACGTGCAGGCCCAGCTTGCTACTGAGCGTGAGCAGATGCGTACCCTTCTCGAAGAGGCACGAGTCGAAGGTAAATACGAGGATTGGCGGGATACGGTGAACACGCCGGATTTTGCACAGTGGCTCGCTATTCAACCCAACGAAGTACGTGCCTTGGCCGATAGCACTGCTGCTCGTGATGCCATCAAGATGTTGGACATGTTCCACAACGTGAAGGGCAGATCGAGTGTGGACATCAGGCAAGAGCGCAGCCAGCGTCTCGCTGCGGCCGCGACAACTCGACCCGGACAGACACCGCCGCCCAAGACATTGGACGACTTGTCACCGGAAGAACTTTGGAACTACGAAGCCTCCCAGCGCGAAAAAACAAAAGCGCAAAGAGGCTATTAACTCACCACCTGAAAGGACGCCATCATGGCTATTCAAAATTACGGCACCGTAGCATCACGGAACTTGATCCGTGCCGCCCAAGGCATGCTGGAACACGCTCAACCTATCACCGTTCTCGGTGACTTCGGTACCCAACGCGAGATGCCCCAGAATTCGACTGACACCCTGGTGTTCCGTCGTACTCTGCCATTCGGCGCATCGACTGCGGGCACCACGATTGAGAACTCCACTCGTTACGTTGGTACCCCTGACATCACCGCTTCCAACTTCGTGTTGGCCGAGGGTGTTACCCCCAACTCGAACACCATCTCCTTCCAGGACGTGACTGTTCAACTGCAACAGTACGGCGTGCTGTTCAAGTACAGCTCGAAAACCGAGCAACTGTACGAAGACGACATCCCCGGCGAGATGGTCAAGCTGACTGGCGAGACCCTGGCCGAGGTGATGGAGCTGGTTCGCTACGGCGTGTTGAAGGCCGGTTCGACTGTGATCTACGCAAACGGCTCCAGCCGCGCCTCGATCAACACCGCGATCAGCCTGAATGCAATCCGCAAAGCAGCACGTACCCTGGAATCCAACCGTGCCCGCCGCGTGACCAGCCGCCTGGCTCCTGGCGTCAACTTCGGCACTCGTGCTGTGCAGCCCGCCTACGTGTTGTTCTGCCATACCGACGCCGTCAGCGACATCCGTAACCTGCCTGGCTTCACCCGCGTGGAAGAGTACGGTTCATTCAAGCCCATCCACGATCGCGAGATCGGTGCCTGTGAAGACTTCCGCTTCATCAGCTCTCCGCTGTTGAAGTCCTTCTTGGCTGCCGGTGCTTCTGTTGGTTCTAGCGGCATGTTGTCTGTTGGTGCTGCCAACGTTGACGTGTACCCCTTCATCATTATTGGTGAAGACTGCTGGGGCCAGGTCGCATTGAAGGGCATGTCTGCCATCAAGCCTGTGGTGTTGAAAGCATCTCAGACCAACCACGCTAACCCATTGGGCCAATTTGGCTACGTGGGCGCTTCGA